ATCATTGTTTGTCCAACGCCAATGGTCTTCTTTTTTCCATCTTGGATCATGAGGCATTTCCATGCCAACAGGACATATAATCAGATTCGCCATTATTCAACCTTAAATTCTGGAAAATAACGTACAAAAATATCATTCTTGTTAGGTCTAATATTCTTTGTTCTTATTTTAATTTCATTATAAAAATTCCATGCAAGAGGAATTATACAAAGCTTATCTACATCAGCAAACTGAGATTTAAAATATTCAGTTCCAAAAATTGGTACAGAACTTCCTGGTGTGAACATTCCCTGTTTGAGTGGGTTATCATCGATGATAAAATCTGGACCTTCTTGTGCAAAATTCATTAAAGTATTGCCTTTTGCAGGTGCACCATAACCAACTACAAGAAGACCAGTGTTTCTCATATCTCTAATAATTGAAGCAAACTTTTTAACGTTATTCAAACAATTTTCTGCATATTCATCATATGTCTTTTCTGTATAAAGGCCTTTTTGTGCCTCAAGATCAATTAGATTTGAAATGTGTGCAGGTGCAGACTTTGATTTCGAGATAATAAAGATATAACTTGTTCCATGTACAGGACTCTTAACTACATCAACCAAATTTAAATTGGCTCTCTTACATAGAGCATCAATTGATTTAATGTTGTAGAAAGAAAGATGTTCATGATAAATTGTATCAAATTCTCCATTCAAAATCATATCAGATTGTGATGTGGTTGCGAACAATAAACTATCATCATGCATAACTTCTCTAACATTTTCCAATAAATCTAATTGGTTGAAGTTATGTGCAAATGCATTCTGGCAGGTAATGATATCAAATTTCTTATTACCAAATTCTTTTCCTGTGAAGTATCCACATGAAACAGTATGATTCTTTGATGATGTTGCATATAGATTTTCTGCTGGGTCCACACCAAAAGTAAACAGGCCATATTTTTTGAAATAGTCTAGTTGACTTCCATCATTACAACCAATATCTAAAGCAGAAATTGGTTTTGAACCATATTTTTCAGCCGCAAATCTAGCAAACCAATCAAAGTAATCTAATTGAGTTTTCGTTGTGCCTGAAACATACAAGTAATCCTTGTACATTAGATCAGGATTAACACGATGCGTTAGTTGTACATGAAAGCAATGTTTGCAACGATTAATCGCCAAGGGATAATGATTCTCATGTTCAGATTTAGTATTTTTGTAAGAATTTGCTAATGGTTGTGAACCCAAATCCAAAACAGGAACAAGTTCTGTACTACCACATGCAATACATTCATTAATTACTTCACAATCGTTCATAGTTCTAACCACCTTGTATTCTGTAAGTACCAATCACTTACTTGTTTAATTCTCTCACTAAATGCAATCGTTGGTTCCCAACCTAGTGACTTCATTAGACTGCCATCTAGTGCATAACGCAAATCATGTCCTGGTCTTGAATTGTGAAAATCAAGCATTTCATAAATTAGTTCTTTACCTTGAGCTTCAGCAACAAGTTTAGCAAGTGTTAAATTATCAACTTCTTCTTTACCCACAATATTAAATTTTGCACATTTTGCAAGACCATAATCTGAAGGAGTTTGTGGTTTCTTTGTAATTAAAAACAATAAAGCTTCTGCAACATCAGCTGCATGGATATAGAAACGACTACCTGCTTCGGTCTTGTCTGCGTTAGAATGAATGTAAATTTTTTCATTTTTACGAACACGGTCGACACACAAAGGAATAAATTTCTCCGGAGTCTGACGTTCACCAAACACATTCATTGTATGCGTAATCATCATAGGCATTTTGTATGTGTTTTCATACGCAACACAAAATTCTTCTGCCGCAGCTTTAGAAGCTGAATATGGATTAGTTGAATTGTATCTAGCGCGCTCGGTGTAAGCAACTCCTGGAGGCGCAGCACCAAAGATTTCATCGGTACTGAAATACAAGAAAGTTTCCAGACTATCCAATCTACGGGCAAACTCAAGCAAATGCGCTGTGCCAATAGTATTATCATTAATGAACTCCATCGGATGTGTAATGGAACGGTCAACATGTGACGAAGCGGCAAGATGTAGAATGGTATCAATTTTACCATTTCTGTGAATAAAGTTACCAACCAAAGGATTGATTTCAGCCTTTAGGTCATGAAAAACGATGTTAACTCTTTTGCGAGTTTGTGCATCATATTTTTCTAAAACTTCATGTAAACGATTCAAGTTTCCTGAATAGTCTAACCGGTCAAGTGTAGTAATATTCCAATCTGTTTTTTGTATAAACAAATCAATAACATGGTGGGCAATAAAACCACAACCTCCAGTAATCAAAACATTTTTACTCATATCAAAATCTCCATTAATTATTTAATCCAATACCAAACATCTTTTTCAGTCAAATGAATTTCTCTACCAACTTGTAAAGCAAATTCTTTTGCTGCACGATTAACACCTTCGATTGCTGTAAAATCATGTCCAGCAAAAATGCCGCCAGATTTCAGTTTAGAATAATAATTCGCACAATCTTTAGTTAACTGTTCGTAAGTATGTAGGCCGTCAATAAAGATGAAATCAAAAGATTCATCCACAAAAAGTTCTACTGCATCATCGGATGTCCTACGAATCAATTCAAAACGGTTTGAATAACCATCCAATCTCTGCATTACACCATGATACATTTCTTCTCTTTGATGTAGATGGTTTCCATTCCAATCAACATAATTTTCATATGGATCAATTGAAGTTAATTCTAGTGTTGGGTTAGAGTCAAGTAAAAAATTACTTGTATCTCCAATATCACAACCAATTTCTAAACCAATTGGATTTTCCATGACCCTTATAAAAGCACCAAGTCCGTGACCGGAACACTTGTTTGAATGTTGCATACCAAAAGCCTGCGTTTCAGTATTAAAAGTTATTGTGTCGCTCATTATGTTGTCCTATAAGTAAAAAATTGTGTTTCATCATCTTGTCCATACTTTTCTTGTACAAACCTTTTCCATTCGGGAACTCTGTCATATTGGTGTACAATACTAAAAGTATCACCATCACAGGTCTTAACCAAACCATCTACAAATTTAGGTTCTTCTTCTGTTAGAAAAGGTCTAAAACTGGCAATTTTTGATGGGTCAACAGTTGTTCCTGCTTGGCATGCCCAGCCATCACTTTGTTCAGCAAAAAAGGTACAATCTTTATATGGTTGGGTTTGTATTAAAACATTATAAACTGCTTGGTCACAAATAGGAATAGGTCTATGTATTGCATTAGTGAATATATTGAAGACCAAATCTTTTACATATTCCGAAGAACCACCTATTGTTCCAACATTGTAAATTTTGTTATTTTTATATATTTCATGAATGTAAGGTCCATAAGCTTGCATAAGATTATCGTTACCCCAAGGTTCATCTTTGTATAACAAACCTTCCGATCCAGCAAATAATTTATATGATGTCATTGCCAATTTTACAAATGGATTTGTTTGGAAGTAAACATCTTTCACATCAGTTGTAACAACATATTCATACTCTTGCCAATGTTCTCTTAGATATTCATAGATTGATAGGAATCTCAAAACATGTACAGGAACATTCATTTGTGGCATATTAATCAATTTAAAATTATTATCAACAAGCCATTTCCTAGTTTCAGCGGATGCATTACCAACACACATTACTTTATCTGCATCAGGCATTGTTTCATTAACTGAAAGTACCCAAGGTTTTAATTGATTGATTCCATAATTGGTACAACCTCCTATAATCAAATTTTTCATATTAATATCCTATTTTTTCCATGGAAATTTTCCATTATATTTTTCAGCCATTATTTTATTACCATTCTTAAAGAAATCCGCATTGACTGATCCAGCATTTCCATCAACACGATAGTTAACTGTATACTCACCAGTGCATTCAAAATTTTTAAAGTAGGATGACAAAGTTTGAAACCAAACCCTATCTTGCCCCCAGCCTCCGTGCCATGCAGATGCTAATCTTATCGCAATTTTAGTAGGAATGCAATAGTTATTTGTATCTATATGGTTCAGTCCATGATAAGTTTGCCACTTACCTAAAGATTCACAGTTATCCTCACAGATGTAGTTACCTTGTTTATCTGTAATCAATCTCAATGAATACACCCATTCTAGATTGTCTTTTTCAATTCTTTCCACACATGATTGTACATGATTAGGTTCATACCAACAATCTTGGTCAAGATATAGAACATAATCAGTATTAATTAAATGTGTGAATGCAGCATAGACACGATGGCCATAGAAACCATTGGCACCAACATTAATAGGCAAGGTTGTTATTTTTAAATTTGGATTGCCGCGAAACTCATCCGTAATGACTTTAACTTTACCTTCATGTTGTTCACCATCACATACAACATAACATTGTGTGTTATATTTTTGTGTTAGGACACTTTCAAGTGCTTTACGGAGTTCAGGTGCGCCTGTTGTTGGTATAATCACTGTTGCTGTCATACATCACCTCATAATATCAATATCTTTTCCTGAAGTCCATACCTCAAGTTCTGTTCGTAGTCTATGTTCATCTTTTAATGTCAAATAACGATTAGTTGCTTTGTTTTTCCACCATGCAATAATATTTTCAAGCTCAAACTTGTCATAGTTTTCATCTTTAACTAAAACATCAGTCTTCCCATTTACAACATCAATAAAGTTTTTGAAACCGTAGTTAGATATGTAGTATCTTTTTTGTTCTGTCAAATTTTTTGCATTCTCAATCACTTCATTGAAACGTATGATTTCTTTAGTACCTTTTAAACCAGCTTTTGTCAGAGAAATAATTTTCATGCTTGTTTTTAACTTCTTGCTTGATATATCATCTTCAACAATTTTACCCACTTTAGATTCAACGAAATTACGTAAATCTTCATAAGGTTTTCCATGCATCATTGGTAGAAAATCACTTTCAGTTTCACCTTTATGTCTTATATATGGCTTCATTCCATCATACTGTGAGGACGATTTGGATGAACCATAGAGACTTGTGGTTTCAAACATACACAAGTTCATATCATATTTCTTGTTAATCATTTTCCTAACTTGGTGGGAACAACAGATACCTGCAAGTAACTTTCCGCCCAAGTAATTGAAACCGAAAGGTTGCGCTGGTACAATAACAAAACCCATCATTGTGGTGTTGTTGAATGCCTTGGCAGTTTCTGGTTTCTGTGTAAAGACCTGGCCAAGCATTTCATTACGTGGTCTACAATTAATAACAGGAGAACCAATACGAATGAAACCCAGAAACTTATTTGTGTTTTTTTCTTTGACACCTAAACGAATTTGGCGACCTACGGGTGAAATATTAATATGTGAAGATGTGATGTTCAGTAGAGTTTCCCATGTGTTGGTATTGCATTCAATAACATCAATATCCATGTCTCGTGGATGCATTGAGAAATCGGAGAACAAATCTTCTTCAATTGGGAATAATGGGTTCGCTGACATTTCAGACAACGAAGCCAACTTCTGGTCACGCATATAATCATCGATGCGTTCAAAGTTACCAAAGTAATCTTCAAATACTTTAGCACAATGAATTGCATCCTCTTTAGACAACATCATATTTTGAAACCATCAAATGATTTTTTAGCCTTTTGTTCTCTGTCACCAAAAGTATTCACTGGTTTATCGTGACCAGAATCGGCCAATCCATCTTGGCCAGATTGTTCAACATCATATAATCTCATTTTACTTCTATCAACACCAAGAGTGAATCGTTTGTAATATGTAGGATCATTGTATCTGTTCTTCAATTGTTTGACCATAATCTGGCCCAGTTCTTCCAATTCTTCCGAAGTAATCAAGGCAAACATCAAATCAGCTGTCGCTGGCAAACCAAAAGATTCACTTGTATCTTCAAGTCCTGGGTCGGAAGAAGTAAATCCACTTCTTGTTGTTTGTGTCGCAGATACAACTGGTACTCCGAATTCAACTGCAAGACCTCGCAGTTCTTCAGCGATTGACTTGACGTAGGTATAGGAATTAATACTTGCTCCGGGTTTGATTCTAGCAGAACAACAAATATTGAGATAATCAATAAAAATAATATCAGGCCTAAAAGACTTTTTAAGATATAGTTCATTCAATAGTGTTCTAAAGTGTGTTGCAGAAGCTGATGCAGTTGGATATTCTTTGATGATTAGTTTGCCTGTTGTCTTAGATTTAACCTTAGCAACTTTCTTATCATACATTTCTTTTGGAAGATCCTGTAAATCGTCTAAGGATACATTCAACAAATTTGCGTCAATACGTTCTGCTATTTTTTCTTCAGCCATTTCCATTGTGATATACAATACATTACGACCCTGAGACATAGCACCGGCAGCAACATGACACATAAAAAGGGACTTACCAACACCAGTACCAGCCAAGGCGATATTAAGTGTTTTGGCAGGAAGGCCGCCCTTGGTGATTTTGTTGAAGTAGTCGAGGTCAAAGGGAATTCGTTCTTCTTTTCTATGATAGAATTCATATCTTTCATCGGCATTCTCCAAATAATCGTGTCCAACAGATGTATCAAAACTTACTCCTAAGGCATCCGATAGTATCTTGGGAATCTGACCTTTATCGTTGGTCTTGTCTTTCCCATCGAGTATAGAAATAGACCCCAATACTGCATTGTAGATTGCTTTCTCTTGGCAGAATTTTTCGGTCTTGTCAACAAGCCATTGAATCTGGGATATTTCTGACTTAGATTGTTCAACCTCTTTAAGATAAGTTTCTGATTTCTCAACTTCAACATCCGTGATATCACGCCTTTCTTTGACGGCCAATATAATTGCTTCAATCGTCGGTGTTGAATTGTAAGAATTAGTGAATGATGTAATTTCATTAAAAATTGCTTTTTCTGTTCTGTCTGAAAAGTATTCTTCTTTTAAGAATGGAAGAACTTTTCTAAGAAATTCGTCCGAGTAAATCAGGTGCTTTAAAATTGTTTGTTCAAGTCGCATCAATTATTTCCTCATCTATATTGGCAGACATTAATTCCACCAACAAATCGCCTGCATATTGTTTAAAATCCGAATCCTTCTCCAGAAGTTTCGGCTTCATTACAGGACATTCTAACACATAATAAGCAAAAAGTAAATGGGGCCCATCGGCATACTCTTTAAAAGATACCTTACCATATTTGAATAAGGTATCCTTGTATTCACCCACCAGAATCTTAATATGTGCCGTTTCTTTATCGTCTTTAGGATAAATGAAACAGTAGTCTATACCTTCAATCATTTTGATTCTTGCATAATATTACCAGAAGTAACACTATATTTTTCTTCAACAAATTTTAGAAAAGTTTCATCTTCTAAAATAGAAGTCCAAAAATCTTTTGTATCTGTATCTTTTATACGATATTTTTTATCTTCAACTTCACCAGTTTCCGGATTTACTTTTGAATACCAACCATTGCTAGGTTTTACTACGTGCTTAGATTCAACAGCAATGTCAAGTAAGCCAGACCACTTGCTAATACCACCGTCAAAAGATACAGTGACAGGAATTTTAGATTTCTCTTTAACATAACGGGATTTTTCTACATTGATAATAAAATTGTAACCGACAATCTCGGTGCCTTCTTTTTCTTGTTGACGGCCAAGGATGAAAATGTTGTCAGCAGAATAATATGAACCTGTGCCGCCACCAACAATGTCCTTAGGGAACATACCAATTTCTTTGTATGTGTGATTGACTACAATCATTGGAATATCTTTAATATTCAAATGTGGTGTAACCATGCGAAACAAAGATTTAACTTGTTTAGCTCGACTCATATCAGCTACAGATTTTTCTGCTAAAGCATCTTCAACTTCTTTCTTTGAAGCCAAATTACCAATCGAATCAATAACAATGATGAGGTGTTCACCACGTTCCAAATCTGTCAACTGTTTCATAATATCAAACTTCAACTGTTCGATATCAGTAAGTGGTGTGTGAAGTACCCGTTCAGTATCAATACCAAATGAATCGAAATAAGACTGTGGAGTACCAAACTCAGAATCATAAAACAAGAGTGCAGCATCTTCATATTTGTCCATATAAGATTTAGCCATCAATAGTGAAAAAGCAGTCTTGAAGTGTTTTGATGGACCTGCCCACATTGTGAGTCCGGGAGTTAAACCACCATCAAGTTTTCCTGACAAAGCAACATTGATAATCGGCACGGCTGTTGGAATCATATCTTTATTTGTAAAGAATTTTGATTTGGATAGAATTGCAGAATCTTTGATACTGCTGTTCTTTTTAATTTTGTCTAATATACTCATTTTATTCCTTAATTAAAAAAGTCATCTAGTGTAGTCTGTTTTTCGGTCGACCAACCCATACAATCTAAAATAACTTTAATGGGTTCCAGAAAAGTCTTTTCGAATTGTGTATTATAGTCGATATATTTTGAAATGTTAAATTCTTTTGGCAGCCGTGTTGGATAAGAGATAACGGTATCTTTAAATGGGTTTGGCATAATCAAATATGAGAACTTAATCTTTTCACCTTCTTGGATTAGAGGATACTTCTTTGTTAACTTCATTTCTTTGAGATAATGATTGTAGAGAATTGCACCTTTAACATGAATTGGTGTTCCAGATTTGTATAAACTATTACTATCGGAATACTTACTTAGGCCATTAATTCCACGAGGGAAAGAAATATCTTCGGGTGGCAATCCAATAAAGTATTTTCTAAAATCTGCAATAAACTTATGCATGTCTAATTCCGTGCCGCCGATCATAATTAAAATTGATTCTTTCATCTTACTACGAACTGCGGCAGGAGTGGAAGATTTAATCATTTCAAGACCCATAACTTTCAAGTCAGGTTCATTGTAACGAACACCTTCATTGTCATACACGTTCATGATGTAACGCTTCTTGGCAGTCCAAATACCTTTGTCAGCCAATGCTTCACGTTTCATTTGCATCTTCTGTGCATACGCATGTACATACTCAGCCAACTCATTGTATGATTCGTTAATGTATGGCTCAATCTTGTCTTTACAAACTTTGTCCATAAAGTCAATCACTTTAGTCTTCGGCATAGAAACTACACCATCAACACCATACACTTTGTTGACCAAAGGCCCAAGTTTTAAATAAATTGAATCTGTATCAGAAGCAATGACATAATCTTTTTCTTCTGACGACAGTAACTTGTTCATGTAACCGTTAATCTTATTTTCAATCCATTTGATTGACAATTGACCGGCAGTGGTAACACCCAAGGCCATACGCAAGTCATAGAATCTGAAATATTGAGAACCTAAAGCACCATAAGCAGAATTAAGAGAAACCTTTTTTGCAAGCTGAAGATTATTGAGTCTAGCAATTCGTTTTTCAATCTCATACTTTTTAGAATCATCTTTTTCATTTTCATAGTCCTGCTTTGCATTCAGCATCATCTTCTTAAACTTTTTACGGTCTTGATACATTTCATCCATCATCTTTGGTAAGAAACCTTGAATATCTGTACGAAAGAATTGGCCGTTAGGTGTAATTGTTACACCACTCAAATTTGACAAGTTAACTGACTTAGTGAGTAATTTATCAACACTTATACCAGAAGAAATAACATCACGCATTTCTTGTGTGTAATCTTCTGGTTCAATCAAAGTCTCTGGTGAGATATTATATTGCATCATCAAATGAGGATACAAACTATTCAAGTCAAATGATGCAAGCCATTCATGTAGTCCAACTTGTGGGTCTTTAACATATGCGCCGGCAAACATACCATCTTTTTCTTGTGTTTCTTTTGGAGGAACAACAATCTTATCTTGCATCAAACGATTGTAAGTGAGTGCATCCCACATGCGTGTCTGTGCAAATATATCTTCATAGTTACACTTGGTATCGTATGCAAGAGTTAAACCCAATTCCAATAGTTTTAGTTTTTCTTCCAGTTTAATAATCAGCTCAACGTCTTTAATGTTATACTCAATAAACTTTTGATAATTCAAACGATACAATTCATGCAGATTATCGTATTCATCATATGATAGTTTAGTCTCACCAACCTCAGCAGTCGCAATTGCATCCAAACGATATGATTCCTGTGACTTACCATTAGGAGCATACCAACGATACAGTTCAATATAGTCAAGTGAAGCAACACCAACAATATCATATGCCGTCATTGGTCGACCATTGATGATAGTCTTACGTTCAGTGATATATTTCCAAGGCGATAAAAGTTTAGTTTCTTCTTCACCAACAATTTTACGAAAACGATTAATCAAATAAGGAATATCGAAAAACTTGGTGTTCCAACCAGTCAACACATCAGGACAATTATTAGTCCATTGTTTTAGAAATCTTTTGCAAAGTGTCCATTCATCTTTACACTTAATATAGACTTCGTTGCCTTGGACAACATAATCACCGCAGCCAAAAACGACTGTCAGGCCATTAATATATTTCAAACAGATGGCAGTAATAGGTTCATTCGCAAGATATGGATCAGGGAAACCATTCTCTGAACCAACCTCAATATTCCCGGGCACCACTAATGTCATCGAAACGTTTACGTTCTAATGTTTTACCGTCAAGTGTTTTATACTGGCCAGTTTTACTGCGAATATAAAGTGATGGTGAATAGTCAATTCTTTGTTTAACTCTTTTGCCATCCATTACGCCTCGGTATAGAATACTATTACCGAAACATTGTACATTAGTATAAAATTGCATTAAACGATAAGTTGTTTTGATGGTGGAAGAACAATACCAGAACCAAAGATTTGATTATAATTCGTAATGAAATCCTCGGCAGGAACGTAAGAGTATATCACATGTTTCTTTGCCAAAGCAACAACACTTCCTGGTTTTTGTGGTGCATGGATTGGAAAAGGTGCAAATCCAACATTAGGTTGGCCATTTTGGCCACGAACAACTGCAATACCTACAGGATTTTCCAAAACCCATTCAGTTTCACTTTGGGATTGTACTTCTCCAAGAACTTCTTCGCCTGTGATTAATTTTAAAACAATAATTACCATGACACTTCCTTATAAATATTGGTTGATTTGATGCGTTAGTATATCATTTTTTTGTTCTGTTGTCAACAATTTATTGGTATACTTATCGAAATGTTTAAAATTATTTTTGTGGCCATTCTAACATCGATCATTCTATGTAGCTCAATAGAGGCGGATCAAAATATATTACTTTACAACACTTTGAAAAAAGATGAAGTATTAATTTGCATACGATGGAAATGGTCAAATACACCGCAAGAGGGTAAAGTCGATTGTGTTGAATGGGCAAAAAAAGATTGCTCTAATAGATTGTATCCAGAAATATGTAAGAGGGGTGGGTAAATAATGGATCCAATCACTATTGGTCTAGCGTTCACTGCTGCACAATCAGCAATTAGTGGCATCAAACAAGCCATTGCTATGGGCAAAGATGTTAACAGCATTATTGGCCAGGTGGGACATTTCTTTGAAGCCGCTGACCAAGTTCATATGGCTAGTATCAAAGCCAAACATGGCGCATTAAATAAATCAGATGCTGAAATAGGACGCCAAGCACTTGAGTTTGCTATGCGTAGTAATCAATTGCGTGAAGATGAACGAGCACTCAAAGACATGATATACTGGCAACTTGGCAAACCTCAAATTTGGCAGGAGATGATTGCTGAACGTACTAGATTATTACAAGAAAAACGTGAAGGTGAAGAAGCACTAGCAAAAGCCAAACAAGCACATAAAGAAAAGATGGCACAATACGGAATGCTGTCTTTATATGTATTGGCCGGCGGCACTATTATTACTGCATTTATTATGATGGGTGTTCAGTTTTATAGTATGGCTGAAGAACAAAAAGCGTATGAGGCAAAGGTTGTGGCGCGCCAAAAAATCCTTAGACAGCAACAGGACGACAGAGAACGAGAGCAGAAAAATGAATTGGCAAAGGCTGTAACGTCAGGTGGTTAGTATCTATTTCGGTCGTTTGACCAGTCTTTAAACATTACCCAAAATATCATTACTAGAGGTATACACCCCAGTAAAAACAATAAGTCGTTAAATGTAATGATTATGTTAAAGTGCATCCATTATTTATATGGTTAAACACTTTAGTGGAGCGGGATATCAGAATCGAACTGATGACTGGAGATTGGAAATCTCTAATTTTACCATTAAACTAATCCCGCAAGATGGATGCAGAGGCTGGATTCGAACCAGCGATTTCAGGCTTATGAGGCCAGACGGATAACCACTTCCATACTCTGCTATAATATATATACAACTTTTGGTGCGAGTGGCCGGACTCGAACCGGCACGCCATTACGACCTCAGATTTTAAGTCTGATGCGGCTACCATTACGCCACACTCGCAAATCCATTTTGAAATACACTAACGACATAGGCAATTGGATCTCCCTGTCAAACCGAACCAACTTCAGCAATGTATTTCAAAATGGACACCTTTCGGTGCCCACTGCGTTACAGCACTTTGTAACGGTCGTCCATGATGGTCTTCAACATCACGGATTCTGGTGTGAAGTTTTCTAGGTCACCCGCAAGCAGTGGCTTAACCACGGCTGGAGAGAAACCAGACACCAGTGCAGTACCTGACTTGTCAAACTTCACAGGCGCATTGCCATATGAAGCATTCAAGTTCCAGAATACAACCTTTGGCAAAGTGTATCCTGAGGCTTCGTACATACGTGCAATCATTTCGATTGCAGAATCATCATGCTTGATGCAGGCATCAAATTGCATGTCTGACAGAATCAACACCATTGCTGGCATTTCTTCTTGTGTTACATTGCCTTTTACAGCAACATCTAGGATTTTTGCAAAGGCCTTGTTCAGGTCAGTGTTCATATCCCAGCTGGACTTAACCATTTGGTCAATCTTAGAATTGATACCACCCTTTAGGTGCAACAATTCTGGATTGCCGGAGAAGGTCAAGAATGTGTCCTTGAACGCACCCCTGTTCTTATCAGCAAGATACAATCCCAAAGAGACTGCAACTTCCAAACAAGTCAACTTACCGGTCTTACTTGCGGTGCAGGTCATAGAACCAGATACGTCAACCAGAGGCAGAATGTTTGCATCCCCAACATAGTTAGGCAATGCATTCCATTGTGCTTCAATCAAGTCCAATTCGGTCTTGTTGAATGTAACTCCATAATTGGAGATACGTCCCTTCAACACATCATATGGGAATGCCACAGATGCGTTAACCTTAACTTCAGGGTTTTCACCCTTTACCAAAGCCGCAACATATGTTGCATAGGTTTCGGTGTTACGGTTAAAGGCCTTCTTGTAACGGGCAGCCGCTACGGAAGGAACGTGTGAAAAGTTGATGGAATCCCAGTCCTTTGCACACATATTGGTTTCAACAACCTTGGTCATTTCGACCAGAGACTTACGGTAGAACTTTGGTGACATTCCGAAGAATGCACGGATTTCTGCCGCAATCTTACCTTGGCGTGGAGTCCACTTTGCAGCTAGACCATTCTTTTCACGGAGTGCATCACCAAGTATGGTATATGCCGATTCCTTCAAAGCCTTGGTCTTGAAAACAAACAAGTCATCCCAACGACCAAGTTCTGGTACCTTAGTCAATAGAGCCTTAGCGGCTTCTGTGTCGGTATTTTCTAGGTATACTAGAATATCACGAAACAATTGACGTTCACCAGCACCACCACGGGCATCACGAAGCCATGCGGCTACACGCAATGCTAGGTCGCGGTTTTCCGCCAAAGCAGCTGCAAATGCAGGCTTAATGTCTTTGCCACGAGATGCGCCAGCATTGTAGAACAAATCTACAACTGCGTTTGCAGTGGACTTTCGTGCCTTCATACCATTTACGGTACGGGCTTCTTGATTCAATACAGCGTCGGCGAATGTTGACATAATAATCTCCTTTTCAATCAACAGGTTAAACTTTTTGCGTACCAATGTGCAACCATTACACTTTATCCCCTAAGGGAACCCGGAATCGAACCGGCCTTTCGGTTTTCATTAGCATTAATTTATTTTGCGGAACTTAACCTAAAACTTTCATATATAACAGGATCGTTTTGTACTTTTTGTTTTACGTGAGAAATCCAAACTCACTGTGATAGTCTATGAAGTTATCTCTGACCATCCATCCTTAGTTTAGTAATGTTGCTGAACCGATCCTAATAAACTAACAAGAACATAGTATAACAAGGTAAGTGTAATTTGTCAAGTCTTTTTTAACATTGTTGCTAAAAAACAACGTGGTGTCTCCGACAGGAATCGAGCCTGTATCCCATTCTTAGGAGGAATGTATTCTATCCGTTGAACTACAGAGACATGGTGCCCCAAGTGGGATTCGAACCCACAGAATCTTGATTTTGAATCAAGCACGTATACCGTTCCGTCATCGGGGCATAAAATTGGTGGGCTGTCAGAGAATCGAACTCTGTTCTTCCGGTTAAGAGCCGGTTACTTCACCAATTAAGTTTACAACCCATATTGAAACACACTGTTGCGGCCGCAGGATACCGAGTGATGTAGTGAGTCGGAATCAAACCTTCTCAATCTACACAGTGCTCTCCACAATGTGTTTCAATATGGTGCAACCTAGAGGAATCGAACCTCTTTCAACGGTTCTTCAGACCGCAGCTATGACCACATCAGCTAAAGTTGCTAAATTGGTGCTTCTACCAAGAATCAAACTTGGGTTTCGCCCGTACCAAGGGCGTGTACTGTCACTGTACGATAAAAGCAAAGTTAACACACAATTTATCCTATTATACTCCGTGTGTCATGGAGAAATTGAATTTGTAAGTAGTTCCACCCATATTATCGGAACCATTCACCTTAGTATATAAAGCCGGCAAGGTCTCGGTACGTTACTTGGGAGTCCTCCAGTTGATACGCCACCTGTATACCGCCACCGTAAACGGCGAACAGTCGGAATCGAACACGCAACCTTTTACTAGTTCAGTCCTTCGAAGAAACCTTACTAGCGTGATTTTTCTTGCTAACACTTACAAAACTGGATTTGTTATATTGTGGATTTTGTCAGTTTATTGTTCCACAACCTCACGACGCAATAGCAACTTAATGCCGCACTGCTCGATACCCTACCCATTATGCGAACACTTTGGGATCAAACAGGATAACAAAACTTGGTGCCGCGTGTCAGACTCGAACTGACATACTTCCACTTGTAAGGAGGACGCTTGAACCTTTCAGCTACCGGGGCATTTTATAACTTCTCAAATACGAATTTCTTTTTGTATTCTTTTTTTGTTTATTTCCAAAACCTTTACTTCCATAAGTATCGGTTTGTGTGTGACAATTTGGACACAATAATCTAAAATTATTCACCAAATTATTATCACTATTTCCATCAATATGGTCTAGATGTAACGATAGTGGCTTGTTATTCCAAGAATTACCAATTCCACATTCCGAACACTTTTCTCCACATTGTTCAATCAATAATTTTTTGAAGGTATTTCTTGAACCTCCAACACCATTCAATAAGTTTGGTTTAGTTTCATTTTCCCATTTATAATTTTGCTGGCATTTTGCTGAACAATATTTACTCCTTGTATTCATCTTCGTGACAAACAAACTACAATGCATACAAGTATATGAGGATTTTATACCCATTTCTAACTCCTAAGTAGAACACTATTTTATTTATATAATGTTCTACTTTCAGAATAAAATTTACTTTGGGTGGATGTACGGGAATCGAACCCGTGATAGCGGAATCACAACCCGCGGTTTTGCCACTAAACTAACAACCACATAAATTCTGGAGCGGGTAGAGAGAATCGAACTCTCACACAATCCTTGGCAAGGACCGAGGCTACCTTTACATCATACCCGCTTTTACTTACTGCGCTTCTGCTAATTCTTGTTCTGCAAGAATCCGTTTCAATCTATCTGCACAGAAAGAAGCAGCAGGCGCATCTGGTTTAACCATTGGTGTCATGTTACATGTACCTTTGATATAACCAATTGCTTGTTGAACAACACAAGAAGAACCGTGAATTTCATCTTTGTTTAGGTCCAAATGAACTTCAACGTGACGGTCTTCCAATACATCCTGCATTTCTTGGAACAAAGCAGAAACTTTATAAACTTCTGTCATCAGACGCATTGCAGGTTTGCTTTTCTTGTGGTCATAATCTAATTCACGGTCAACAAAACCAAAAATCTTACATCCATGACGACCATCAATATGAACAACAACTGCTAAAGCGTAATCTGCATACCATACACCATCAATACGCATACGTTCGGAGTCTGCACCAAGATAAACTTTAGTGTCAGGTCCTTGTTTTACAATAAATGCTTTTACTTCATCCAAATCGAATTTTTTCATATTAACTTTCTTTTATTGGCGCCCCCCGAAAGACTCGAACTTTCACCAACGGTTTTGGAGACCGCCGTGCTGCCATTACACCAGAGAGACATTTATCTTTTTACCGCTTGAGTTTCCTCATTATACCTTGTCAACTTATCATCAAACTCATATAAACCTAATGATTGGCTTATATCAACAAGTTCCTGTAAAGCATTCTCTCTATTTATTTTGAGAATTGCTTCAAATTCTTCATCTTCGTTTTGTTGGTCCTCAATCTTACGCATATCACGTTGAAAGATTGCATCCCAACGGTTTGCATATTCTTCATTTGATACACTTTTAGGTCTTGGTGCAGAACCTTTGCCGCCGTCACTCATATTTAACTCCTAAAAATTGGTGCGCCCTGAGGAATTCGAATCCCCAATCTGAATTTCGTAGACTCATGTGATATCCAGTTTCACCAAAGGCGCATAATCTGGTGGTGATAGAAGGTACCGAGCCTTCCTCATCGGCATATGAAACCGCTACGCATCCATCTACGTCATATCACCTAAAATTGGCTCCGCATCTGGGTAACGATCCCAGCTAAACATTGATTAACAGTCAAGCCCATGCACCATGCTCGGGTTCTGCGGAATAAAAACAACAGGAAGGTTTTTGTCGCTAGACATCCAAAAGTTAGCTTGTTTATTGCTGAACCCTTCCTAAAACTGGTCTCGGTAGAAGGAATCGAACCTTCGCCACATGGTCCCAAACCATGCATGATACCATTTCACCACACCGAGAAAACTGGAGCAGTCACTACGATTCCCACGTAGATATTGGGTGGACCCCAATACGGTTAATATCCGACTGCATAAATTGGTGGGATTCGTTTTGAGGCCTGTCCCGGTGAGTAGATCACTACTTCCTGTTACATCGCATTTTAGTACTATTACCTGCCCTAAGGATTAGCTAGCTACCTTAGCGACTCATACTGGATAATGTAACTTATCCGCTGTCTCTTGGTGCCCCACGACAGAATCGAACTGCCATCACAGGATTACAAAACCAGTGTACTACCATTGTACTAGTAGGGCTAAAAAATGGTCTGTGTAGAAGGATTCGAACCTTCGGCCTCTCAGTTCCAAACCGAGCCGTCTAACCTGGCTGACATTACACACAGAAAACTTGGTGGACCGTAAGAGAATCGAACTCTTAATTTCTGGTTGCAAACCAGATGTGTTACCATTAGCACTAACAGCCCGAAAAAAATACAACATAGACGCTCTGCTCAAGGCAGACTAGGATTACGCCTTCTATGTCGTTTATATAGAGGTGCCGTAATCGAAGCTCTCTATACAATAAATGGTGGAGTGAGTAGGGATCGAACCTACCTGCCCGAAGGCCACCGGGTTACAGCCGGCTAGAACACCATTGTTCCATTCACTCCAAAAATACAACAGAATCCGCTTTTTTTCATTAACATTGAAATTTTTTATTTGCTGAATGGATTCTAAAACTGGTCCTCTGTAGAAGAATTGAACTTCTGTCTATCGGTTATCAGCCGATTGCTCTACCATTGAGCTAACGGAGGAAATGTTGTTGCAATCTCAACTTAATGTTTATCGGAGACCGACTCACTACAACAACAAAACTTGGCCCTTGAGGTACTCATTGCATAGTACGTTACTAACATTGGCAAGGTGTATACGGCCCCGCTAAACACAAGGATAAATTTGGTGGATAACAGATGCCGTAGCACCCGCTTCTCCATAACTTGGCGGTCTTAGGGGGTAACGATCCCCACTCTTACGGCGTGACAAGCCGTCGTGCGTCCATGAACACTTTAAGACCAAATTAGGATAAGCTACTTGTTTCCACACAAGCCCTTAATTGAGCGGTTACTCTGTCCATCTTTTTTATCTGGTACCTGTGTGCAGAAAGATAACTGCCTATCAGAGCCTGAGTTTGACCTCGCTAACGGTTTTCTGCCACCGGATCTCTATCGCTAATCAAACGCTACTTTAACGAAAGTAGTAACGAGAATTTGTGGCATTACGAACTTTAGCCGTGTCTCTAACGTGGACACCGAAAGAACATCTTGTGATGCCCCGCTGGACCCGCCATACACATAATGTATGGATTAACAGAAAGTTTTTGCTTTCTGATTTGGTGCCCCAGGTCGGACTCGAACCGACACGCCACTAGGACATGAGCTTCTAAGACTCACACGGCTACCATTACGTCACCAGGGCAAAATACAACAGGATAATTTTTACGGTTTAGATTAAAAGTCTAATGTATAAATGTTTGCTGAAATTATCCTAAAATCTTTGGTAGGGGCACAGAGAATTGAACTCTGGTTAATAGGTTAAAAGCCTACTACTTTACCACTAAGTTATACCCCCATATTACCATATGTTTAGTGTTATCCGCCGATTTGTCAACAATGTAGCTAACACAGACAAGCGAATAGCAGTTATTTCAGGACCTGTTCCTCGCACAGTTAGGCCCGAATAGTCATAGCGTCCTATGACGATACCTTGATAACACTAAACATATGGTACTCCGAACGGGTTTCGATCCCGCTTCTCCTCCTTGAAAGGGAGGCGTCCTAGCCACTAGACGACCGGAGTAAAAATTACACTTAACTTGTTAATGAACTTCAGCAACTACTCTATCGTTTGTTGCTATGTGTCTATTATAACACATTTAAACTTTCTGTCAACAACTATTTTCATAGTGTTGTTTTTTGACAACATTCGATATTCGCAAATACCAAATAGAGTCATTAATTGATTTCTCAATCTATGCATAGAGTATAACAGAACCAGTGGCTTTGTCAACATCTATTTGCATGTTGTTGCAAAAATACAACACTCTCATAAAGGTCTTAAAAAGAGCCATTATGAACAAAAACCAGTCATAAAGGGCTTAATAACGACCTTTATGAAAAATGGAGTCGGTGACAGGAGTTGAACCTGCATGTAACGGGGTTGCAATCCGTTCCCTAGCCATTCGGGTCACACCGACATTTATCTCTTTGTTGCGCCTATTCGGCTTGCTTTGTTCCAATCATACTTAATACCGTCTGGACATAAACCATTTTTAATAGTGTCCACACCAAACTTGCCTACAAATTCCATCTCACCATTAGTGATTGTCACATGTTCATCAACAAGTTTGGCCATTTCCATTGCTATGTTGAGGTCATTACTTTTACCTCTAACAGAGTCTGTATTATCAATTACCTTCCACATACTTTCCTTAATTTAGTATCTTAGATACACGCATATATTCATAATTAACTGTTAAATCATTCTCACGGAATGTAACAGCACCATTTTTTAAATGGAATCTTTTTGCCATTTGAGTTTTAGGACTCAATGTAACAAACCTTTTGATGTTTGGTTTGCTTTCTTCTATGTGCTTCACAGCATCAAAGATTAATTGTACACCAGAACCTGGTACATAACTCCATATAGTATAGAATATTGCAATTTCAGGTTCTTCAGTTTTTTCAAACAATTCTGTTTCAGAAGAAGGAATTGTTTTCTGATAACTTACGCAAGTGATTGCTTTTACTTTATCGGATAATTCATCCCGCAAAACAAAAATATCTTTGTTTTCACCAATTCGATCCAAATGGGGAATATTTGGTCTTACCGGATCTTCACTCAAAATGTTAAAAAAACTGTCTGTTAAACTCTTAATTAAATGCAACATAATATCTCCATAAACTATTGTAGGACAACATTATGTATGCATTTAATGTTTTTGGCGGAGAGTGTGGGAGTCGAACCCACTCGCCACTTTCGCAGCGTCGGATTAGCAATCCGGTGCCTTACCATCCAGCCCACTCTCCAATTACATTGTAGGACCGTTACCGTTCCTAAAACCTACTTCACCACCTTCTTCTTTGATTCGTTTGATAACATCTTCAAAAAGAATTGGTCGAAAATCTGTTTGCTCTACACAAACGCAATGATAGCGTGGATCAACAACACTGATTGTATCATATGTAGCATCATAAACTTCTCGCATAACTCTATTGCTATGCGTATGACCATGAATGTTAACGCCAAAACGACCAAGACTTTCGGTGTGAATAGGAATATGAGACAGAATCATTCCGTTCATTACATGATATGCACGTAGCTCACGAAAATATTTTCTATATTCTTCATCACGAAAAATGTCATGGTTACCTCGGATAAGAACCTTATCACCGTTCAGTCTTTCCATAATTGGAAGTGCTTTGCGGTTAATAACAACGTCACCTAGATGATAAACTTTGTCTTTTGGTCCTACTGTTTCATTCCATGCTTTGACCATTGCTTCATCCATATCTTCTGGACTATCCCATGGCCTAAGTTTTGTAACTCCATCGTTACACATAAAGCGGCATACACCTGCATGACCGAAGTGTGTGTCACTTACAAGAAATACACTTGGCATATTCGCCTCCTATTAAATTGGCGGAAAGCAGAGGAGTCGAACCCCATCCCATTTCTGAGAACCCAGTTTTCAAGGCTGGTCGCCGGACCATCCCAGCTGCATTACTTTCCAAATTCTTACCATATTGAAATACATTCTCGACGTCAAGGGTCTTTTCATCGCGCTGGTTAGTGCTGCTTCATTGCATAGTCCCGGATACCATCCGCTTGAGGCCTGCAACCAATGATAAATGCATTTCAATATGACATATCCATCAGCACCCTGGATTGAACAGGAAAGTCCGTATTACAGACTGCGACCACGCCGAGTAGTTGCAACTACCTTTGTGCTGATGTGTTGTTAGCGTCCGAGATTCCGAGCCTCGATATGCCTTCGCCAGTCCCGTGTATGACTCGCTAACAACTGATATACCATATTGAAACACACTCCCTTACCCCGATGATGTTATCGTTGGACAGCAGGTATCTCTCCTGCTTTTCTATGATGGATGAATATGCTTCAATATGGATTCGGAGTTTTACCGAACTTCAAGGCACTCGCCCGCCAGCGCATCTTTCGATGTTGTCTTTCAACTCTGGGACCTTACAACGACCCTGTGTGCATTCTCATTACACTATACCATATAGAAACACACTATTGTTTTACAATAAACTACGCTCCTGAGTTTCTGCTCAGGACCCCATAGGTCTGCCTATGTTTTCTAATGTGTTCTTATATGATATCAAAGATGGGAATCGAACCCACTAACTACCCGTGCGATGCGGGTTGTGCTACGCTCACTATACAACTGGGTTACTCTGTTTCGAACCAGACCAATTGTATACCTTTGCACTACCTTTCCATGTCGGCTTCTTCTTTATCATATAGAAACACACTAGTGTCTTAGGATACCGTCGACTGTATCCCCAACGTACTGGCGCAACGTCTTAATGTGTTTTTATATAATGAAATAGTGAACAGGATTTGCACCTGTGCCCACAGCCAACATCAGCGACTGCACTCTCCTACTAAGCTATCACCATATAGGAACACACTGCTAGGAGCTACCTTTAGGATGGCTTCGCTACCCATCCACAGTGTGTTCTTATATAGCAAACTCATTGCGGGCAGGACTCGAACCTGCATTCACCCCTAATAACGGGGTTTTCTTAGCCATTAGAAGACCGCGAGTTCCTGAGAGTAATTACTTCCCAGAATGGATGCCACCGGCCGATGACATTAACCATATGTAAACACACTACCAGTCCCGAGGATTCGAACCTCTTTCTCTTGTAGTTTACCACGACTTTTACGGTCGGGCAAGTAATGTGTTTGCATATGGCACGGGTGAAAGGTATCGAACCTCTGCTCTCAGAGTCAAAGTCTGATGTGCTACCATTACACAACACCCGTAAATTACACTTAACTTGTTAAAGAACATTTGGTTGATTTCTCAACCGAAAACCGAGTATAACAGAAGTCGATGCCTCTGTCAATAACTTTTTTCAAGATGTTGTTTTTTGACAACACCAAAACAAAAAACCTCAGAACTTTCGTTGTGAGGTTTGTGAAATCTGGTTTAGTTTTCTAGTCTGTTACCGTACTCCACAACCTCCTACATGCGCCCATGGTTGATTATCACTGCCAATAAAGGGTGTGCGATACTCACATGTTAACGATAAGGCTTTGAGGAACTGGGACACTATAACTCCGAAAAATTTAAACTATAAAACTATATATACAACTTATTTAGTGGATTATGAAATTTTCCACTTTATTTCTTCATATTTTTGTGGTTCATCTGGATTTTTAAAATCTTCAAATACTTCCCACAGCTTTTCTTTCATTGCAAATTTTGTAACTAGACTTGTTTCTAACCCATAGGATTCTATTTCCCATGGGTGATACCAATAATCCAAGTTGTCTGAATCTACTACTTTCTTATGCCAGATTGTTAGTGTATCATTAGTATGGCCATAAGCATATTGTTTCACATGAACCAATTCGTGAGCCAACGTTCTAAATGTTGCAGGTGCACCTAGACCATCTTTTATATAAATTAAGAACTCTCTAGGTTTATTTCTTCCATTATATTCAACAACTTCACAACTACCATGGTCTGCCATCTTATTATCAAATTTAACGACAACATATATGTTTGGTGATAGTTGTTTACTGAATAGTTTTTCAGCAAAAAAGTGGGCTGACCGAGCTAAATACGGTTTAAATTCTACATCAGGACAACCAACAATCTTCAAAAACATAGCGGACCCTTTTATTTGTATTTATCTAAGTCCTATGGTCTGACCAAACATTCACTCCACATTTTAATAGAAAAGCAATACCAGATTCGTCCCGATAAGGTATTCCAAAGTAAACCTGTTTGATACCTGCTGTGTATATCTGTTTAGCACAATGAATGCAAGGAGCGTGCGTTAAGAACATTGTGGCACCATCACCAGACTCGGAAGACTTAGCCAATTTCGCAATAGCATTTGCTTCAGCATGAATGACTTCAGGTTTGGTTTTTAGTTTATACCTACCCTGCATAATGTTATTTGCACTATCACGATACGTACCCTCATATGGCCAACCTTCTTCAATTTCTTCAGGACTTAACCAGCCGCCAGCGCTGCACCACTCCTCATCTTCACATTCGTTTGTCCATCCAGCAGGCATTCCGTTGTAACCAATAGAAATGATTCTGTCATCTTTCACAATAATAGCACCTACTTGTAGACGCTTTGCGGACGATAGTTGTGCAAACCTTTTTGCAACATCCATGTACGCATCAATAAATTTTTGTCTCATATTATTTTGTATTTTCACCTGAAGCTAAAACGCAGGTTGTGTTATTATCAAATTCCAACATTGTCCAAGTTCCTGTTTTTTGATTTTCAAACAATGCAACTGTTGTTACATTATCCATAAGTTCATTTTGAGAAAACCATGTAATCTTTTCATCAAATATTGATTTTATACCATTAAAAACTGTAACTGTATTACCACATTTAACAGGCTTTTTTCTTTCAATAAATTTAAAATCTGGTTCTTGGCCATAAACAATGGCAACGAACAAACATAATAATATTCCCGTTGCCATTTTTTTCATTTTAAGTCCTTAAAAGAAATGTGGTGCGACCGAAAGGATTCGAACCTCCCCCGTAAGAATTATGAGTTCTCGGCACTACCGCTATGCTACGGTCGCTTATTTGGTCCGGCGTGAGGGAATCGAACCCCCATCTAGGGAGTAGAAATCCCCTGTATTATCCATTATACTAACGCCAGAGTATTATTTATTCCTTGTCGTAATCAATTTTATTGATAAAAGACATTTTTTGTTCTTCTGACCATGATTGCATATAATCATTGTCTTTATCGAACATTTTTATATATTCTTCTTTTGTGATTTCACGGCTACCTGTAATCACTTCATCAACATGGTGTTGTGAAAATTCTTGAAAATCGGTGTTTCCAAGTCCACAAACAACCTCATCATTTGCGTGTTCTTCTTCCAAAGCTTCCACAACATAACGCATACGAAACATAGAAACAGTTTCGACAATATACAATTTTTTATTAGCCATTTTTCACTTTCTCCAAGGAGTCTTTACGAATCCAATATAGTTGACGAGTTCGATTATCCGACGGGTCGAATTTAGATACAGGTAAGAAATCAACACCGTCGATCTGTTCCACACCCCAAGACGAGAAGGTCCAGTAGAACTCTAACGGGTTCAATTTATTACGCAGTTTGATTGGTTTTTGGTCAAGGTTTTTCATAATGTACATACTATAACACAAAAGAGAGGCTTTGTCAAGCCCCTCTCCACTACAGTCACACTATCAACTAGTCTTTAATACCAATTTTTTTAATGGCGTCCTGTGTTTTCACAATATTTTCCAACCAAATTTTCAACATACCGTTTACTAATTCCGCGTCCTTGATTTCAACTTTATCATTCAAAGTAAATGCACGTTCGAATGCACGGTTAGCAATACCTTTGTATAGGAATTGTTCACCTTCATCATCTTTTGTTGCACCTTTGACAAAAAGTTTATTTCCTTCCATGGTAATTTCAAGATCGGTTCTAGCAAAACCAGCAACAGCCATTTCAATGACGTACTTATTTTCTTTTACCTGTTTGATATTATATGGAGGATAACCCACAGCCTTCTGTGTTTGTTCAGCTGTTTTACGTAGCAGCTCCATTGTTTCGTCAAATCCAACCGTGAAAGGTTGTAGTCTGCCAAAAACGTCATTACCAAAAACATCTTTAAATGTCATAATATTCCCCTTACTTCTTAGAATTAAAAACATTACCAGCGACGGCACCAGAAATATCCCACAAGGATTTAACTACTTGTTTGGTAAATGTGGATTGTGCGGTAATAAATTGTTGCATAGGTTTGCTAACACTTTCTTCTTTTATGAAAGTGTTGACCCAAGAAGATTTACCGGATTGAATGGCGTCGATAGCCATATTTGCATATGATAGCATTTTTTGCTCCTTTAAAAGCGAGTTAATATTTGTTACCCCGAAGGCGTAACGATAATCCTGCTTACTTAATACAGGGCCAACTAACGGGTGACAGTGCAATTGCCCGGACGCCTTTTACCGTAGCATCAAACAGCCCTAAGGTGGGCAAAATAAGTATGCGTTTTAACTTATGGCGTAGGTCGCATCCCCTGCCATCCCATCCCTGAGATACCTCTATTTATATTTTTTTCTTAGAACCAATATTATATTTTGGTATTAATTGCCAATCATTTTTCTCTTTGTGGGATAGGATTTTAATCTGTGAAATGTAAATTGGTTCAGGTTGTTGAACTTGTGGTGCATTTACAATCTTAATCAATCCCCAATCTTCCAAAAGTATTGCAATTGCATTCCTACGAGCTAAATCGTTTTCTGATAAGTCTGTTGGTTTTCCATCAAGTGCAAATAATTCCTTAAAGTGTACAATGTAATATTTGCCTTGTTTGTGTAATATGTG